AAGATGAAGATCATATAAGTTGGATGGAAGATTTTGGCACATCTAGCCCTTGGCTGACAGGTCGCTATTCTAAAGTGTCTGGTGAGATACGAGGTCGAGGCCCAGCGTTGCAAGCCTACCCTGATGTTAGATCGCTTAACAAGGCTAAAGAGTTTGTACTACAGAAAGCCGCTATTGATTTAGCGGGTATGTTTACCGCCACCGATGATGGTGTAACTAATCCATACAATATCGCTATAAGTCCCGGAATTGTTATTCCTGTAGGTTCTAACAACTCTAGCAATCCGTCTATTTCTCGCCTTGATACTGGCTCTAATTTACAGCTTGCACAGTTTGAGATTGTAGAACTACAAACGGCTATTAAACGTGCGTTATTTAACGATTTGCGCGACCCTAACGGTGCGGTGCGAAGTGCTACAGAGGTTGCTATTGAGTCGAGAGAGCTGGCAAAGCGTATAGGTTCTGCGTTTGGACGCTTGCAAACAGAAGTATTAATACCTATTATTAAGCGGGTTGTGGCTATTTTGACTCGTCGAGGGCTTATCACCCCCATTGAGTTAGACGGTAAAGAGATAGATATTAAGTTTTTATCGCCCTTAGCTAAGGCGCAAGACGGTGAAGATTTAATGTCAGTGCGTCAGGCGGTAGAATTTGTTATGCAGACCGCAGGGCCAGAAGCTATACCTATGGCGTTTGCGATTGAGAACTTTGGTACTTGGGCGGGAGAGAAAACAGGAATGCCAGCCGAGCTAATTAGAAGCGAAACCGACAAGCAGAACATCATTCAAGCGGGAGCCGAGGCAGAGCAAAGCGGCTTAACACAAGCGCCAAGGCCAATTCAGTGAGTTGGGAAGAAATAGACGGGGCATCAGTCGATACTGAGGGTGCTAAGAAACAGCTTAAAAACCGTCAAGCAGAAGCGGCTGAACTTGCTAAGGCGTATAGCCGGTGCTTTGACAGTGATGAAGGAAAGAAAGTATTTGCTGACCTTAATCAGCGGTTTATCTACAACAATGATACATCGTTTGGGTCTAGCAACATTAACTACGAGGCGGCTTACCATAACGGCGAGGCGGGTGTAGTAAAGTTTATACTTAATCAAATTAATCAGGCTAAAATTATATGACAAAAGCTAAAAAAGCGCCGGTAAAAAAAGCGCCAGTAAAAGAAAAACCAGTAAAAGAAGTTAAAGATATACCTGTTCAAATAGAGGCAGAAAGCAAAAAGCATCTTGAAGCCATTGGGTTTAACTTTGAGTGGTTGCAATCTTTAGGCAAGTTATACAAGTTTGACTCTTTTATTTATATTAAAAAGTTTTGCGCGTTTCGCTGTACGCAAGAAGGACAGCATGTAGAGTGGATAGACGTAAATACCCTTGCTTTGTTAAACGGCAAGCAAGCATTGTGTGTGATATTAAACAAACATCAGCCTTTAAGTAAGGCTCGAAAAATTATACAACTACCGTGGGATAAATTATGAGTTTAGAAGATCAGGCCGCACCAGAAGAAACGGCAAGCGATACCCTGTTAGATTCAGCAACGCCAGAACTACAAGAGGGTGAATACTTTTTAGCGGAAGGAATTAAAGGGGCTGGCGAGGTTCCAGAATGGTTCAATCCTAAATATAGTTCTGTGGCAGAACAGGCTAAAGGTTACAGCGAATTAGAAAAGAAGTTTGGCGGGTTTACTGGCGCACCTAAAGACGGTTACTCTGCACCAGAAGGCGTAGAGTCAGACGATGCCTTGTTGTCTGAGTTGCAAGAATTTGCTACTAAAACAAATATGTCTCAAGACGCATTTAGTGAGGCGTGGGAGTTGCTTTCAGCTCAAGCGAGTGCTGTAGAAGAAGTATCTCACGAACAGGAAATAGCCAAGCTAGGTGATAACGCTCAACAACGTATCAAAACTGTAGAAGGATTTTTAAAGAATAATCTTGACGCAGAAGCATACGAAAGAGTTAGCAAGAAAGTTACCAATGCCGATGCTATTGAATTAATAGAAGAAATAGTAAGTGCAACTGCTCCCGCTAAACTGCCTATTGACGGTGGAGAACACCCTGCGGGCTTAGTGTGGTCTGACATTGAAACAGAAATGTACAAGAAGAACGAGCACGGACAATACTTGAGAAGTGTAGACCCTAACCATGAAGCCAAAATCCAAGCAATGATGAAAGAATTTGGTGGCGACAAACCTTACCAAAAAATGGTAGGTTGATTCTTTAAGGGTATTTAGTTATAATCAAACAACTGGATACCCTTTTCTTTAGGCCCAGTAAAATTTAGGTTGAATGCTGACCATTTTTTACTGGGTACTCAGCACAAACCTTGAAAAATTTTATTACTCTTTTTCGAGGAAATCATTATGAGTAAGTTTCTATCTGCTGTAGCTGTCACAGAATTCGACAGCATGGTTAAGCAAGCCTATCAAGGCATGGGTATGCTCCGACCAACTGTAACACAACGTAACAACGTAAACGCCCTTACCTATAATTTTCGGCGCATGGGAAAAGGTATGGCGAATCAAAAGTCTACCTCTGATCTTGTAACCCCAATGAATGTAGGGCATGAGCTTATTCCTTGTACTCTATCTAACTGGGACGCTCCCGAGTATACAGATATTTTTGACCAAGCCGAAGTAAATTTTGACGAGAAGCAAGAACTGGCTGAAACTGTAGCTGGCGCTTTGGGTCGTCGTGATGATCAGATTATCATTGACGCGCTAGACGCATCTACCCCGCTAACTTCTACTGTTGGCACTGGTGTAGGTGGCGCAGGTTCTAACCTTAACATGGCTAAACTTATCAAGGCTAAGGTTGAGCTAAAGAAGCAAGGCGTTAATACTGGAAGCGGTAATTTTTACGCAGTGATTGAGGCTGATGGTCTTGGCGGTTTGTTGAATGATGAAAAAGCATCAAACGCAGACTATCAAGCTATTAAGGCTTTGGTAAACGGCGAAATCAATACTCTAGCTGGGTTTAACTTCTGCATTCTTGAAGATCGCGACGAGGGTGGATTAACCGAAGCCGCTAACGTAGTAGATTCGTATTTCTACCACACGCAAGCGGTTGGCCTTGCTACTGGCATTGCCCCTGCAACTGAAATTAACTACGTTCCAGAACGCACCTCATGGCTTATTAACGGCAAGCTAAAAGCTGGCGCTGTCGTTCGTGACTCTGGCGGTTTGGTTAAAGTTCAATACACTAAGACTGCATAAGGAGATTATATCATGGCTTTTTCAAGAGATGGTTTGTGCCGTATTGGTGGTAGTGGTAACGGCGGTTCTACTTGGCAGTATACTTCTGCCGATGCTAAAACTGTTGTAGATAATGCTGATTACTTTTTGCCTGCTATTAGCGAGTTGGCAATCGGTGATCTAATTATCTGTAAGGATACTACTACTCCTACTGCACCTGTAGTAACTCTTACCTATATTAAGACACGCACCGCAACAAGCATTACTGCGGCGGCTGGTACTACTATAACAGCGTAAGTATATGGGGGCTTCGGCCCCCTTTCTTACTGAGGTTTCTATGGCAGAAAAAATAAAGCTAATTTCTAACGCATTAATATTAATTGGTGATCTGCCTATTACGTCTTTAAGCGGTAATGATCGCGCACAGACTGTAGCAAACAACCTGTATGACAACATTGTACAAAACGAATTATCAAAACATCGGTGGGGCTTTGCCAAACGTCGAGCGCATTTAGCCTTAACTACCGAGACTCCCGTAGGCAATGAGTTTAAGCACGTTTATCAACTGCCTACTGATCTTCTTGTTTTAATTAAGATTGACCCCTACGTCAATTACAGAATTTACGGCGATAAAATACACGCTAATTCTTCTGGGCCTTTGTATGCTGAGTACACCGCCAACGTCAGAGAGGGCGAATGGCCTGTATACTTTGCTAAAATGGTTGAATATGCTTTGGCTATGGACTTTGCCCCATCTATACGGGATAGCGCGGCTTCTGCCGATATGAACGCATCTCAGTATCTTAACGCCTCTCGCATGGCGCGATACACCGACTCCCAACAACACCCTACCACCCCCTTACGAGATCAGCCCTTTATATCTGTGAGGCATTAATGGCCTTTGATATTTACGACTTTACGCAAGTAGGCCAACAAGGAGAAGGCTCTTTGTGGTCTTACGATAACGGGGATTCTGTTGCGACTATTCTAACCGCAGGTTATTTTAACGATGCGTCCTACGCTATTATTGCCGGTGATACTATACTGCTCCCACAGCAAGGGCCAAGCGTTACTTTAGACGTTCAGTCTGTAATTAGTGGTGTGGTAGTTGTTGCGTTGCGTGGTGAAAACCCTTTGAGCAATCCCACGTTTACTTATACGGGCGGATTACTTACAGGGATTACTTACGGTGGCGGTCAAACTAAAGCCCTTTCCTATACTGATGGGGTATTAACTAGCATTGTTTTAACTGCTGACAGCGTAGTTACCACTAAAACTCTCAATTACACCAACGGTGTATTAACCAGTATTACGGAGAGTTAAATGAGCTTTAGCTATTCAAACGGTGTTATCACTCAATCTAACGAGGCAAGTAAAAGCATTACGGCTTTTGCAAGTGGAGGTAGCAATGCTCTTACGGTTAGTGTTTCTGCGCACGGATACGCCGTAGGTAATATGGTTGAGATTAAAAACACGAGCAACTATAACGGCGTTTATTTAATAACGGCAGTAACTGCAAACACTTTTAATGTGTCTACTTTTACAGTGGATGACATAGAAAATACTTTTGTAGTTACTGAAACTGGAACAGTAGAGCGAGGCGACGCTGACAATTCAGGGTTGTTTGGGCTTACAGACGTTGATCGTGATGACAGTGGCAAAAAATATACAATTTCAAATTCTGTTATAGAAATTGAAGGCGCTTGGCTGCTTGACCCAGAAATAAATGAGCTTATTTTTAGCGATACTTATACAAGTCCATTTTGCCTTATTACTAGAAAAGCAGGATGTTTTTTTCAGATTGGAACCAAGAAAAAAGACAACGGAAATGTTGCGTATAGTAAAGGCTCTGCAATTACTACGACAGGAGTTTTTAATACAGGTCCTGCAACATATTCTATTACCTTGTATGGTCTTATGCAGTCTGAAAGCTCTCTTACGTCTAGGTTTAGAGCGTTTGGTGGGGTTATTAATACTACGTTAAATGTAGCCATAGCTGGCAGTAACAGTAATTTTAATTCAGCTGCTGATGTAAATATCGAATCGCTGACAATCAACAATATAAATACAACAAATCTAAACGAGCCATGGCGACTTGTTGCGCTATATTTTAACGATTCAACGTCCAACATATCAAATTTAAATATAGTTGTTACTGGTATTAAGCATTATTTTGATATTCGAAACGATAGAGGGCTGACTAATGCTACGTTTACGCTGGAAAGATCAAATATAAACACTGATTTTCAGGCACGATCTTCCAAAACATTTATAAATTGTGTTTTTGGTAAAAATTTAAATGCCTTTGGAACACGTTTGAGAGTAAGTGGTGGCGGCCCAAATTTTTATGATATTTATACTAACAATGACATAGGGTCAGCAGTCGTAACAGAATCGAACAGTACCAACAGAAAAGGTCAATACATTACTAGACAAGTATTAAACATTACATCAAAAGATGTAACGCAAAACAACGTAAATGCTAAGTTTTATTTGTCCGACAGTGTAGGAGCAAACCCTGATAGTACCGCGAACAATCCTGCAACAATAAATTTTAATAACCAATTCAGCTATACAACAACTGCATCTAACGGATCTGCTAACCTCGACATAATAACGTCGTTTGTGAAAAAAGTATCATTTGTTTCGCCAGTCACGCATTACAGGTCAAACAGTGATACCAGTGCAGACGACTACACGCTTTATGGCTATGAATACGGCAAACTTCTGCTATCACTACCAGTAACTGCTAAGGGAAACAATGGAACAAATGTATCTGCTGTCTTTTCGCAAGACCAAAGCATTACTGAATCAAACAAAGCAACGGTCGATGCTTATACAGAAATTGATACGTCTGCTAAATTTTACGACAGAGCATCTGCGTATTTAGAAGATAACTTTGGTACTTACACTGATTTCTTAGCAACTCGTTCAGGTAATCTAATAGACGCAGGAGCTTATAACGTTAATATTGATGCAACAGCTTCTAGTGTTTTTGCAATCTCTGGTAATACATTAACAATTAAGGCTAGTGATTATACTGACGATATGACCACTACTGGTGTTATAACCCTTTCTAATGGAGCAGTATTCTCAGGGACACGTACAGATGCCAACGGCACAGTCTTAGCTCCTAGAAGCATATCCATAACGGGATTAGTTGCAGGGTCTACGCTAAGAGTTTACAACACAACAACCTCTACTCAAGTAGTTAATCAGGTGGTAGCAGGAACAAGCTATACAGCAACATACTCAGAAGGGGTAGGGTATTCTGTAGGTGATGTGCTAGAGTTAAGAGTGGCAAAAACAGACAAGCTAGAATTTACTACGTCTGTAATACCTACATCTGCTGGTTGGTCTGCGCTAGTTTCGCAAGAAGATAACCCTACTTACGCGGCGCATGGTAAAGACGGGTCTACCGTAACTGGCATTAGTTGGGACTCAGGCAATATGCAATTTGACTTTAACGAGGCTGACAATGTAATTGATGGCCCCGACATTGGAGCATGGTATTATTACTTTATTACTACTCCTACAGGCATTGCGGAAGCGTTTGGCGCATTAAGTTGGCCCCAAGTAAACAGAATAACTAATGTGACTAGCAAAGCGGCAATTACATGGGATAATACAAAGTCAACTCCGCTACAGATAAATAACGTGTGGGTTGATCGGGACGATGGGGCTAGTATTATTGCGTCAGGTTCTAACTCTATACAGATAAATCCTCCCGCTGTATTTGTGCAGGCAACAGGGGTATCAGGACTGACTCCTGCTGAAAGTGCTAAACTAGACGTTATTTCGGACGTAGATAACAATACAAAATTAATACCAGCTTTATTATAGGTTATACATGGCTAAAACAACTTTATTACAATCTGAGTTATCTCCTTTACTTTTAGGCCGTACTGATTTACAACAATACGCTCAAGGCGTAGAAACTGGCGAAAATGTAATGATTGTTCCTCAAGGCGGCTTAAAGCGTCGATGCGGAACAGAGCATATTGACACGCCGGTAGGAATTTTAACACCTTACACATCAGGCATTACAGCTACTATGCCTAATGGTGGTACGCCTGCAAACCTTAATGATTTTAATCCTGCTACCTACGGCACAACTACCACCCCTATTGGCACTACAGGTTCTGGGGGAAGCACTTACGTTGTAGCTAGATATGACATGAGTGGCGTGTCTGGAAATATACGATTTGTAGATTTGCAAAACATACGACTTGTTATACAAAACTCTGACACAGCAGTATTTCGCGTTCAGGTAAGT